AGTGTGTTATAGACTAGATGAGAAAAGATGGGAGGACATTAGGTTGCACTCTATAGTATCTTATCAAGGAAGTCCCTAATCGAAGGGCAAGGCTCTTTACAGAGCGGAGAATACTATGATAATGGAAATAGTAAGTACAGTTACTCTTATAGTAACAGTTGCTAGTTTAATTGCGGCGTCAACACCGACACCAAAGGACGATGCTATGATTGGCAAACTTTATAAGTTTGTAGATTTATTAGCTTTAAACATTGGAAAAGCAAAGGATAAGCACGGTGGCTGAAGAAGTCAATAATACCTATCATCCCGCCGATACCAATGGTGACGGAGTAGTAACAGAGGAAGAGCGTGCAATGTATTTAGAGTTCAAAAGAAAAGAACTCGAAGATGCAGATGCGATGCGTGATGCTCAAAGAAATATGACTTGGTTCGCTTTAGGTGGACTATTATTATATCCCTTTGCAGTTGTTGTTGCATCTTTGGTCGGATTAGACCAAGCACAGGAAACTCTAGGGGATATGGCTCCTACCTACTTTGTGGCAGTTGCTGGTATTGTTGCGGCATTCTTTGGTGCTCAGGCTATGGGCAAAAAATAAAAGAAACCTAAGTAACGAAAAAATAGTTCTTGACATATGTTCATAATTTTAGTATAATATACATATGAAAAATACAGAACACCAAGAACACAAAAAAGTAAATATGTGGAACTCAGAAAGCAAAACTTTTGAAGACTACCATTACGGAGAGTGCAAACACTGTGGGTCTAAACTTCACAAAGATAGTGGAGAATGTCCTCAGTATAAATGCTGGATTTCGTAATGAATTTATTTTACTTAGATGAAGATTTAGATAAAGCAGCCCAGTATCATGTTGACAAGCATATTGTCAAGATGCCGCTAGAGGCTGCTCAAATCTTATGCACTACTATATGGATAGATGAATTACTAGGGTTCGTTCCTCGAGCTCTTAACGCAGATGAGAGAGAAGTGATGAATAAAGCAAAAGCTGAAATCAAGCATTTACCTCTTGAGGAACGTCCCTACCCCTACCTACCAATGATGTACAATCACCCCTGCACTATCTGGGCAAGGGAATCATTGGATAACCATGAGTGGGTTCATTGTTATGCTAACGCATTGAATGATGAATACCACTACCGATATGGAAAACTACACAAATCAGTAGAACAAGTAGTAAATAAACTACCAGACCCAAAGAACTTACCTCGTGTAGGCTTTACAAAGTTTGGTATTGCTATGCCTGAAGAACTAAGAGATTATGATAATCCTATACAAAGCTATAGAGACTATTATCATTTAGATAAAGCAACATTTGCAGTATGGTCACATCGTGAGAAGCCTGATTGGTGGAATGAAGACTATGCTGATTACGAAAAAAGGATAACAAGATGATAGAGATTTATGGAAAAGATAACTGCCCTTATTGCGATATGGCAAAAGGTTTAGCAGAACGAAAAGGCTTCGAAGTAGTATATAAGCAACTAGATGTGGACTATGGATTTTCAGAAATGAGAGAGAAATTTCCAGGTGCTAGAACCTTTCCTCAAATAATTAAAGATGGGGAATATATAGGTGGCTATACCGCACTGGAGGAGTTAATTGGTTAAATATAAATTTAATGAAGACATAGTACTTCAAGAACTAAAAGAGTACATTGATAGTACTTATACGCAACACTATGGTAAGAGTAAGTTTCAAACCACAGAGTTTGTATTTGATGCAGGTCATGGAGAAGGCTTTTGTATAGGTAATATAATTAAATATGCACAGCGTTATGGAAAAAAGAATGGACATAATCCAGCAGACCTATTAAAAATAATTCACTATGCAATATTTCTTTTAGGAGAAAACAAAGAATCAAGTTATACTGAGCAGTATAATAATGGTAATAATGGATAAAGAAATAGTATTAATATTTTTATTATTAATGCTAAAGCATACTTTTGCTGATTATCTTATGCAGAAACCTTGGAAAGACAAAGGAACATACGGTGCGCGTGGAGGTTTAGTTCACGCATCACACCACGTAGCAGGAACCTTTGTAGTACTAATATTCTTTAGTAACTGGTTTGCAGCATTATACTTGGCATTTTTAGATGGCTATTTACATTATCATATTGATTATGTCAAAAATAATATTAAAAGAATTTATAAACTAAACAACTCAAATAAACTATATTGGGGATTACATGGTTTAGACCAGTATCTTCATATTTTAACATACATATTTATAATTTATATACTAGGAGCGTAGATGGCTATAAAGACGCGAAAGCACGAAAATTTAACAGAAACAAATGTACAGCATGTAATAGATTTACTTAATGATAGTAAGCCTATAACTAAGAAAGAAGCATGTAGTATATTAAATATAAGTTATAATACTACAAGGCTCAATAAAATTATTGAAGACCATTTAGATACTGTAGCTTATAGAGAAAGACGCAAAGCCCAAAATAAAGGCAAAGGCGCAACAGAGATGGAGATTAGACAAGTAGTAAACTTCTACTTGGATGGAGCTAATGTATCAGATATAGCTAAAAGTTTATATCGTTCACCAGCTTTCATTAAAGCAATAATCGATAGAGTAGGTATTCCACAGAAACTTGCTCAGACCGATTACGAGGGACGCAGAAACGCAATGCTACCAGAACAGTGTGTAGCAGATGAGTTTCAAATTGGAGAAAAGATATGGGCAGTTCGACAGAATTATCCTGCACTTGTTGAAAAAGAATTAAGGGCTGAAGAAGCAGAAGAAAGAGGGTATAGACTATACTTATGCTACACGATTGAGTGTGGACAAGATGATTTAAAAGGTAGTTATTTTCCTCACTTAAGTTTTGCAGGCAAGTATTATCCTTTAGCAACATATGAAATGGGCAAATTGGAGCACCTGCAAAAGTATCTATAAAAGGAGGCTAGGAAATGGAAATATGGCAGATTATTGCTGCAGTATACTTATCGGGTACGCTCGCTGCAATGTATTCTATCTGGTGGCCATCTTACAAATTAGTAAGGCAAATAGCACCAGATAACATAATGATAGACAAACCAATTTTATCTACACTAATAGTATTTTTTATATTTTTAGTGTTTTTTCCATTATTAATAATAACATTTATCGTACCAAATAGGCTCGAAGGATTTATTCGAGGCTTTGTTACAGGAATAATAGAGATTAAGTAATGGCTTATAGCAAAGAAGTAGTAAAAAGGTTTGAGTCAGTATTAGAAAACCCTGAAGCTCATTCAGTTGGTCGATTTGACCCAAAAGAACCGAATGTAGCAACAGGGATGGTTGGCGCACCTGCGTGTGGTGACGTAATGAAATTACAGTTGAAACTCGACAGCGCCGAACGCATCATTGACATAAAGTTTAAGACTTACGGGTGTGGTAGTGCTATTGCTAGTTCTACAATGTTCGTAGAAATGCTGAAAGGCAAGACAATAGAAGAAGCAAAGTCTATTAAAGACAAAGATATTGCAGAAGCTTTAAACTTACCTCCTATAAAACTGCATTGCTCAGTTTTAGCAGAGGGCAGTATAAAAAATGCAATAGAGGACTGGGAAAGAAAAACCCAACATAGGAGACACAATCAATGTACGAAGATTTAAGAGAACACTTAAAAGGACAGATAGCATATCATAGAGCTAATTGTAGAGTTTATATGAGAAATTCAGTAGGTATTGGGGAACACCCTGATGTCATGGAATCGATAAAGTCAGAACTATCAAAACTTGCAGAAGCAGTAGATATGTTAAACGCCCTAGAGAAACATTTAAAATAATAGCATTTTGTTAAAGATACTAAAAAATAGTTCTTGACAAATGGTTATAATTTTATTATAATATATTTATAAACAAAAACAAGCAAATATGAGCGACAGATATTACCAACAAATGCGAGACACCACAGGGTGGGCATTTGGTATGCCAGAGTTCATGCGCAATAACAAAAAATATAGGAGAAGAAAAATGGCTTGGACAGACGAATCTAAAGAGCAAGCAGTTGAAATGTATCAGGACGCAGAACCTACCCCTGAGACTTCAATGGAGATAGTAAAAGACATCGCAGAAGAACTTGGTGAAAGCCCAAATGGTGTCAGAATGATATTAACAAAAGCAGGAGTATATGTAAGAAAAACTCCAGCAGCTAAGTCAAGCGGTGGCGGCAGCACAGGCGGAGGCAGAGTTTCAGTTGCAGATGCACAAGACAAACTTACTTCAGTTCTAAGTGATGCAGGTCAAGAAGTAGATGCGGCAATAGTATCAAAACTAACTGGTAAAGCAGCAGTCTATTTCACAACAGTTATAGAATCATTAAATAAGTAGTGTAATTTAGTGTGTTGAGGCAGTCTTCGTGATTGCCTCAATTTTTTGCATCTTAAATAAGTGACCAAAAATTTAACAAATCAAAAGAGTTTTTGTTAGTTTAAATTGGAGGAAACATGAAAAAACTAGAGTTCGAAAAGAAACTAGACGACGCAGGAGATGCCGTCATCACTTATAGGAGTCAAAACTCTCGTAAACTAAAGTACAATGTGTGTACACGAGATTTTAGCACTCAATATATCAAAGGTAAAAAGAATAGAGCAAAGGAAGGTCAACACACTTCCTTATTATTTTGTTGGGATACGGATTCGTATAGAATACTTGTGCCTGAAAATGTAACGAGCATTGTGCCTCTTAACCGAGTTATACGCAATGATTGATTTAGATGCACCAGCAATTTATGAAAAAATGATACAAGAAACTGAACACGAACAAGTTAAGTTGGTAATCAACACTTTTCGTGGAGTAGAGTATATATCTATACGAAAATACTACTTAGATTTTGATGAGGAGTTCAAACCTTCTAATCAAGGTATTACGATACCAATAGATATGGAAAATACTAGAAACCTGTTCCAAGGTCTAGTGGAGATTCTCTCTTTAGCAGAATCGAAAGCAATCATAGAAGAAAATTTCAAAGATTTATTGGATGAAATCTACCTCTAAGAAAAATAGTTCTTGACAATTCCTTAGAAATTGTGTATAATATATGTATGATTATAAAAGGACAAATGACATACGACCAGCACGGTCGCAAACGCAAGAGCAAGTTCACTAAGGCTGTAAGAACAAAGCAGCCTGAGTGGAAAACCTTTGCTCCAGACACTACATATCGTAGGACTACGCAAGAATACCCTTCGGCTCCAGTAAGCCAATACTCAACCCCACAAGATACTTCTTACAAGCAGAAAGCAAGTGAGAACTATACTGTGTCGATTGCGTACAACAAGGGTGCATATCAAGTAATACCAAAAGATGAGGTTAAACACATAGGAAAATAATGAGCAAGTTAGAGGAATTTTTAAAACAAGCAAAGGCAGATTATTATAATGGCGACCCAAGTATATCTGATGAAGTCTATGACAGATTAGAAGAACAGTTAGATATTAAAAATTTATCTGTTGGAACAATGAATGGTGATGAAGGGTTTAGATACCCTCATATGTTTCCTATGTACTCCTTACAGAAAGTTTATAAGGGAGAGAAAGACCCACATACTTTTCTACCTGGAGTAGTAACCGTTACACCTAAGCTGGATGGAGCTGCAGTTAGTATTCAATATATAAATGGAGAACTAACAATGGCACTTACTAGAGGAGATGGCAAGAAAGGTTTAGATATCACAGATAAAATTAGACATCTAGTACCCAATGAAATCTTTAGTAAGCAACCAAAACAAATAACAGGAGAGATAGTAGCTCCAAAAGAAATACCCAATGCTCGTAACTATGCAGCGGGTGCGCTCAACTTGAAAGATATTGAAGAAGTTAAGCGAAGAGACTTAACTTTCGTAAGTTATGGCATACAACCTGCTATCTGCCCTGACTGGGTAGAAGATATGAGAATGTTACAGTATATGGAGTTTAATACAGCAATTGATTCCAACTGGGAACAGTTTCCGCAGGATGGAGATGTCTGGAGAATAGTTAACCACAAAGAGTTTGATGAGTTAGGATATACTTCTCATCATCCTCGTGGTGCTTTCGCTCTCAAAGAAAAACAAGAAGGCGTAGTTACAAAACTACTTGATGTTAAATGGCAAGTAGGAAAATCAGGTGCAGTTTCTCCAGTAGCAATACTCGAACCCTGTATAATAGGAGAAGCAACAGTTTCACGAGCAACCCTACACAACATGGCTATCATTGAAGCATTAGACTTACAGATAGGGTGTATGGTTGAAGTAATAAGAGCGGGGGAGATAATCCCTCAAATAGTAGCAAGAGTAGATTAATGGGCAAGATTAGACAATGGATAAGAATCTGGTTTGATAAACAGATTGAAAAATCTTTTCAAAGACAAGCAGATAGATTGTTTGATAAGTCTAGAATCGAATACAGAGACGGAGATAACACATGAAAAAACTAATAAGAAACGGACTAATGTTTACTGTAAAGAGTTGGAGAAATGTTATGGATATTAGATATAATCCATTAAAACATATACCTGACCCAAGTTTACAGTTGTATTTTACATTAGTACTTTTTACTATGTGGAGTGTGTACTTTGGCTTTTTAGCAAGTTTCTATTTCGGATGGTTAAACTATAATATCGTTACAAGTATTATAGTTCACTTAGCTATACTAATTCCAGCAGGTTTTACAAATGCAGTCTTTATAGATGCAGAGCGTGATGGAGCTAAATGGTTGAAGGAATGGAAAAACGAGGAGAAGTAATGAAAGAATACGAAGTATATTCAGAGTATATGGATGGAACTAAAGTAGGAAAAGTTGTTCGACATAAAGAACATAAGTACTGGGGAGTACATCTATCCGATTCAACTAGTGATAACAAGGGATTTCTTATGTGGCATCCTACAAAAAGTGAGTACTGGTGTGAAGATATAGCAGAAAACTTTTGTCAAGGTATGATAAGAGAAGATGGCAGTGTACGACAGAATATGTACTATGCTAGAGGTCTGCACAAAACATGAAAAGGTACTTGATTGCCATTTGGACAACAGGTAGAAAAACAGTAAGGGTATATAACAATGAAACTAAGAAAGAAATTAATGAAAAGAGCAAACAAACTTCCAGAAAACCCTTGCGGTGAATGTAAGTTTTATGAGCCTATACATGAGATAAGTAAGAATCTTAGTGAAGGCAGGTGTAGAGTAACTTCCCCTGCAGGAATGGTATTATCAGAGGAGACTTGTGAGAAATGGCAACCAAAGACTTAAAAGAAAAAATAAAGAACAGACTTGACCAAATAGAGATGCTCATGCACAAGGATTATCATTTAAAAAATCCTGAAGAAATGATGCTTCAGACTCTTAATGTAAGTAAGTTTTGGTCTGTTCTTTCAGAAGAGGATAGAGATTTTATTCAAGGAGTACAGTCATCTATTGAAGAAGGTTGGAGTTGGAAAGAATGAGTGGAGGAGTTTACAACAAAACTTATTTTGAAAA